AAATGCATTTGCAGCTTCGGCAGTGCTCTGTTGGTTCGTGTTGTTCATGCCCATACCACCTGACATGCCGGAATTCATTCCGCCGCCGAATCCGCCGGTGCTGGTGCCAAAGCCACTGGTGCTTGATCCAAAACCACCGGTGCTAGACCCAAACGCTCCCGTTCCAGAGCTTGAACTGCTGCCAAAGCCGCTCGATGTCGAGCCAAAACTGCTGGATGGAGTTGATCCAAAGCTGGATCCGGTACTGGTTGCGGGTGTTCCAAATCCATTTGTTGCTCCTGAAGTTGGTGTTGTGGCACCAAACGAGGTTTGTCCAACCGGTAACGGTGCTGGTGCTTGTGTTGTTGCGGCAGTGCCTGCGTCATCGGGATCGAGTTTTGGCATTTTGTTTCCTTCTTTGAATTTAAATTTAACAGTTAAAACCATAGCCAAATACCTTGGCTGGTCAATAATAATCCTATTCCGGCAACAGCAAAACTGCCCCAGAACATGCTCATGCTAACTGCCAAGATACTGGCCGATAACACAACAATACTGAGTTGATACATTGTGCTGGCATAACCAATCCAGGGACTTTGACGTTTGGCTTGATCACGTTCGGCTTCTAGCTTCTTGGCTTTGGCCATTAGTTCTTTTTTACCTTCGCCTGTGGCAGGTTCACTTTCGTAACGTGCAATCTTGGCCTGTAATTTTTCAATCTTGGCAGTGTCTTTGCGATAAATTGCATCGTCTAGACTTTGTTCAGCTAGAGTTTGTTTGATACTCTTGGCTTCATAAAAACTCCAAACATCATTGGCCTGAATAGTGTTGTTGAGAGTGGTACTGCTTAATTTACCGCCGTACCATGAGTTAACTGCCAGGATCAAGGCAAATACACTGATAACCATACCAGCTTTGTCTTTGATACGTGCCTCACGTTCACTTCTTGATCCCACTGGTGGCTTGGGTGCATCGGGATCTTTTGGAGTTTTATTAATCAAATTTAAAATTGAATCAATTAGTGCCATGATCGCTCCTTATCAGTTTGTGTCAGCAGGTGTGTCGTCTTGTGCAGGTGCATCGTCGTCTACCACGTCATCATTGGTCGATGTTGCAACTTTGTCAGATACTTCTGGTACAGTCTCTGTTTCTTCAGTATCTTCTGCGGAATCTTCTTCTTCGCTATCTTCAAAATCATCATATACCTTGGTTTCTGTTACTACATCACTTACTTCTTCGTCGTCAATGTCGTCCGCAACATCTACAACTGGTGCAGTATCGGCTGCTGTAGCACTGACTCCGTCAATTGTGGCTCCTGTGGCCCATATTACATCACCGCCATTGGCATGTGTGACTTGAACTGCATAGGCATCGCTAATGGTGCCAGCATAGTATAATGCATCAGTGTCGCTGCCAAATCCGTTGTCGGTGTAGGTCAATACACCGTTATCCATTTTATATATTCTTACATTGTGAATCATGATATTTCCTTGTTATGCGTAGGTGTTGACTGGTGTCAATACTGCTTCGTGTATCACTTGATCATTATGATCGTACACCTTGGCTGAATGTGCATCTGCGGTATTTGCAAAATTAATAGCTTCCTGATGACTGTTAAAAAAGTGATCTCTAAACTGCAATATACCATTTAACCAAGTGTGTGTTCTTACTTTGTGTGACATTTTTGTTATTCCTTAAGCGTAGGTATCTGTAGCGTCAGCGGATAAATCATGTGTGAGAGCGCCATCTCGTCCGTAAACTTTAACAGAATCGTCGCCTGCATTATTAGCAAACTCAAGAGCTTGATATTCGTATTCAAAGAACGAGTCCTTGACTTCTAGTCGTCCATTGATCCAATTGTGTGTGCGTACTCGATGTACCATAATTTAATCCTTAAAATAATCTACCCAGATTTTGTGTGTGTTATTTGTATATTTAGTTAGATTACGTTGATTTAACCATACGTTTGTGGAGGGAAATAGATGTGTGCGAATCATGGCATTAGCTATTTCGTCGCTCTCGGCTGGTCTGGCATTGAACAATCCTGTGGACCAGGGTATTTCTGAGCTTCCTACTACAGGCACGCCCTGACTGATCAAGTCGGCACTTACTATATTAAAGGTCTCGCTGAAATTGCATTGCAGTCCCATGTCCATGCTGGCACACAGTTCCAAGAACTGCTCACGCGGAGTCCACTCGTGTCCGATCAGCTGATGCCCTTGATCGGCCAGGTGCTGGAAAAATCCACGCAGGTTGTTTAAGACTGGATCGCCCTTCATTTCTATACGTCCCACATTGATATGAAAACGCAACTGTTTTTTCATTCTGCGAGCAAATTTAAGAGCAGCCACTGCCTGTAGCATGTGGTTCTTTAGGGGACGAACAGCACCAAAGCAGGCCACATCAATCCAGTACTTGTTGTCTTGATACTGTTTTTGTTTATACTGTTGTGGATAAAAATTGGGCAGGTACACAATCTTGTCAGAATAGTTTCTGTTGGAGTACTTGGCCGTCAAATAAGCGTCAATTTCGCTGGTCATTCTAGGAGCATTGATGCCAAGCACAATATTGCTAAAGTTAAAATACTCGCCAATCCAGTCCATGGCCATACCTTCACCGGCCATGAAAGGCATTTCACTGTGAATACGTATGATCCATTTGACTGCGGGGTGCAATCGTGTCAACACACTGAATTTACTAGGAACCACCCACAGTGCTTCTATAATAACATGGGTTGGTTTATGCTTGGTAACCAATCTATCTATGTCGTTGTTATCTATGGCAACTTCAATTTCGGATTCAATACCGGACTGATTCAGCATTTCGTTCATGAAATTGGCTGAATTAAAAAGGCCTGTGCTCAGGCCCTTGGGACTATGCTTGATGGGATTATAGTCCTCGCGACGTTTTAGGATGAATAGTACTCGGGTGGTCATTGAATTCTCAGTTTATATTTGATATTTATTTTTTTAATGTGTGTATATTATTACACGAGCATTACACAGCAGATGCAAGCACTATCACTCCGTTGATAACAGCATTCAATGTTTCTTTCATGGCCATTTGACTCATGTCTTGAATAACTTCCATTTGTCGTTGTACATCTTGTAACACTTCTTGTGCTTCACTAGCACTCATCTGTCCAGTGTGCAGTTGTTGTATCACCTGTTGAACAAATTGTGCAGCATTGGCAAAGCCGGGGTCGCCACTGTTGACTAAATTGGCTAAGTGGTGGTTAATTTCATCTAGGTTCATCTTGGTCTCTTTCCTTGTACTTGTTGTATTAGTGTGGCGCTGCTTTCAATACCGCCAAATTTGAGTTTACAATATATACTGCTTACTTTATCTGTGCCAGCATAACGAGTTTTTAATCCTTGTGCAATTTCATCTAGTGCAGTACTGGCCTTGATGCTGTCTTCATTGTGCGGAATATCCAATTCGTATGCATGATACAGGCCCACTTTGTATGCCAATGAGTTGGCATTTGCTTTGGCAACTGCGGCATCATCACAATCAGCAATGCCATTATGTGCATCATAACGAATTTCTGTAATCATTCTGTATTCTACGGGATCAAAGTGTGTCATTAGATACGCATCCACTGCCGCGCATCCTGACAACACGCTGAATGCCATTAGGGATAGTAGCTTTTTCATTTTCTAGTGCTTTCGTATATTCGTTTTTGTGTGTTATACCAGTTGTTCCAGTCGTCGATCTTGCCAGCACACAGGTAGTATTGAGTGTAATTCTTGCTGACTGTATCAACCACATCACTCAATTTGTCTGTCTTGGCGTCAACAGTCAATAGATCCGGACATGATTCCTGCATTGATACTGGAACATCGGGCCATGGTGCACTTACCACCACAGGAGGTCTAGTGCTACTGCACCCCACTAACAATAAAACGGGCAATAGGTATTTCATTTCTTGGCCTCGGGATTGATGGCAGCATCGTTTAGGTCTTGAATGGCCACAGGATCAACCCTACAGGTGGCATCCATTTTGGCAGCATCTTTTACTATGCGTTCATGTATAACAACCTGACGTTGTACTATCACCTGATTTTTCTGTCGACGAACTTGTGTTAGTTTATCATTGGCTGCTTTGCTGGCCACCACAGCTGCATCTACCCGGGCTTGTGCCTGCCGGACTTGTTCTTGCCATATAGCAGTGACACCGGCACCACCAAACATAAACACGCCCACAACAAATATCACTAGGCCCACGGGCTTGATTAACCATCCGTAAACCTTCAGTCCCGGAAACCGTGTCAAAACGCCAGCAAGAGCATATAGCAACACACCTGCTCCGGCCACTGCTGGCCAAAACCAAACAGGCAGTGTGTTTAGGATATGCTGAATGATAAATTCAAACATTATGCACCAAATATTTGCAATGCATGTTTATAACGTGCAGTACGATCATCTATGCCCAGGGTACCACCGTTGATCACTTTGGTGGCTTTCACAATATCGCCAGCATCGCTGATGGCGTTTAAGCCATGATGTTCCCAAAAGAAACAGGCCGATTCCACAGCACCGTCGGGTGTTTCGCAATAGTCCACACATTCATCTAGTTCTTTACCAATTTCTCGGGCAAATGCTTCGTATAGGCTACGTCCGGTAAGTTGTATTAAGCCACGTCCATGAAACTTCCAGCCATCTCCGCTTTCTTCTGACCCGTTGCCCATTCTATCACAGTAGGCTCTATTGGCAATGGCTTCTTGATTGTGTGCATATTGTGTAGCAACATCAGGCGGAAAACGCTTGGGCCATATGCTACTGAGTGCATGTGCTTGATAGTTCAAGTTTTCTTTAAGAGCAGTGTAGTTTCCGCTCTCGTGTCCGGTCTGTGCCATGAACATGGCCACACGTGCCGGGGTTGTGATTTGGTATTTGGGTAATTCGTCGCATAAGGCACTGTACCAGCTTTCTGCATGAGGGTTGCCTTGCAGTAATTGGTGTACGTGGTTTGCGGTAAAATCGAATTCGAATGCCATAGTTGTATCTCCTTGATACAACTATTTAGCAAATTCAGCTGAAGAAAATGTTACAGACTTTTTAACGCACAATTCCGGCTAGATTGCGTAAGGATTCTGTAAACTCGTTTTTGGAGGCTTTTTTATCTACCTTGATGCCGGCAGCAGTTTTAAGATAAGTTAAATCTGCATCACCGTAAAGACGATCGTACTCGTCGGGACTCAGGGGAATCAATTCTTTCAGTGCTTCCTCACTGAATGGTTTCTCTTGTCTAGATTTAAAGTAACGCACACGCCAATCGCTTAGATCTTGTTCAGTCAAGTTCATGAGATCGGTCATGAGATCCATGATATGTTCGGGTGCTTTACTGTCACGATCCAGTTCCACAAACACAATGTAGCTGCCATCATCCATTTCGCCTGAACTCACGTCAGCATCAAATACCCAGGTGTAGCCTTTTTCGATAAAGGCCACAAGATCATTAGCAGGTTCTTTTTCGCCTAACTTGAAACTGATCGTGATCACATCACGATCATCGCCCAGTTTGCTTTTGAATTCGTCTATGTGCAGTTCGGGATGAATCAAACGAGTTAGATCGCCTGACTCCAGGCCTTCAAATAGATTATGCAGCTGTTTGTTGTTCGGGTTGTTGTCCACCTTCTACTCCTTGATTCATTGAGTCGTTGTCGGCTCCGGTTTCGTATGCAGTATCAATTTCTTCCATGTCCACGGTGCCGCTTTCTAATTCTAGTGCACCCTGCTCGATATCAGACATCAGTTTCTTGGGCATTACAATAGTGACCAACCATACCGGGCTCTTAACTGTTTTGGGAAACTTGGTTCCTGATTTGTAGTCTTTGGGAGTTTTTACTTTTGCTGGATGTTCAAAGAAGTCTTGTTTGAACGCAACATCGCAGTCATATTCGCTTAAACGTGCAGCGCCCTTGGGATCGGGCATTTTCTTGTAGGGCCACATAAATGTGCACTTGACAAAGTACTTTTCGTATACTGGGCCTTCTACTAGTTCGCCCTGTTTCCAGTGGGCAAATGCGTACAGGTCCAGTTCGTCTAAAACACGTTCAAAATCCAGCAGAGTCGAAACTGCGCTGTCGGTCATGAAGATGTCTTTGGTGTTATTTAGTAGATCTCTTATGTTAGCGGTCATAGTGTAATTATTTATCACTACTGCTATGCCAAACATGATTGAAAAATAGTGGTGACAGTTTAATACTTATGCTCGATTTAGAAATATAAACACGACGTATTACAAAATACCGCTGGAATTTAAATATCTTTGTACACCAAGCAGGTGTACTATTTCAAGGAGAAACACATTGTCAAAACGACAACGCAGAGCAGAAGCTCTAATTACAAGCGAAAGTGATTTTAAAAGTAATAATGCAGTAAGATTTGATTTATATAGAAAGGCCCCTTACCAAAAACCAATTACACTTATCCCCAAAAGTCTCAGTCAAGAAACCTATATCGATTTACTAACCAACCCAGACAAACTGATAGTATTTGCAACTGGCCCAGCGGGCACAGGCAAAACCATGCTGGCAGTTCTTGCGGCCCTAAAGGCATTTAAGGCAGGACAATGTGAACGTATAGTAGTTACACGACCCGCAGTAGGCGTTGATGATGAACAACACGGATTTTTACCCGGTGACTTAAATGAAAAGATGGCACCCTGGACACGTCCGATATTTGATATCATTGGCGAACACTACAAGCAAACCGAAGTTGCACGTATGCTAGATGAAAACCAAATTGAGATATCTCCCCTGGCATATATGAGAGGAAGAACATTTAAAAACTCGTGGATTATTGCAGATGAAATGCAAAACGCGACACCTTCACAAATGAAAATGTTACTCACGCGACTAGGTGAAAACAGTAAAATGATAGTTACTGGAGATACACGCCAAGCGGATCGCAAAGAAGACGACAATGGTCTACTGGACTTTCAACGCCTAGTTCGAAAGTACAAGGACTGCAAGTACGTGAGTGGAGTGGAATTTGATCACCGGGATATTCAACGTCATCCTGCAGTGCTTGAAATACTAAAGATCTACAAGGAGGTTTGAGTAACGATCTTGTAAACTTCTTCCCAGTTCTTAACTGTACGAACATGGTCATGATAGTGATTCATATTATGACCATGTTCCATGAGTAAACTGTTGAGTCCGAGTCGTGCACCCACTTCGGCGTTCTCGGGTTTGTCTTCAATCCACCAACATCCGGTATCACGATAGGGATAAAGTGCTTCATCTTTGTCGGCACCGGTAGCAAGACACACTATGCGTTGAAACACAGTATCGCCAAACAGTTTGCCAAGATTCATTTCACGTAGACGTTGTGCATTAGGATCTGTGCTTAGACTCGTGATACAGTGAAACACATAGCCATGTTCTTCGTGTAGCTTTCTAACATAATGTATGGCGTCACGTAAGGGAGGCAAGAATCCAATAGCAGCCGATTCGTTAAACATCTTGATCAAACGACGTCCTTGATCCTGGCTGATGCCGTATCGTTTGCCAATGTCGTAGTGAACTTCGGCACCATTAATTTTTTCAAAGCCGTGTTGTTCTAGCCAAATATTAAACGCATACTCCCAGTTAAGAAGTACACCATCAGCATCTACTAGAATTATACTTTCTTTCATTTTGTTTTTTCTACCAGTTCTCGATATCCGGCCCAGCTGGGGTGAACACCGTCGGGTTGTAGTCGTGTTATTGGTAACACAGTATCACCATGTTCCTTAGCCACCGCTTGTACTATTGCCTGTATGTTGGGTTTGATTGCGGGCAAGATCCAAAACACTCTGTTGCCTTTAACTTTGTCACGAATTCGTTCCAGCTCCGCTTGAGTCTTGACACCGGCATGATCGTTTGATCCCAGGCTGATAATCACAGTTTTGGCAGTCAAATCATTTTGCAAATAGTCTCGATTCCACTGCCAAGTGTTCCACCCGCCTCGTGCGTAAGCAACACATTCGGGCCTAAACTGTTCGGTGCCTACAGCTATACTGTCACCTAATACCAAACAATCAATCATTCTTATTCCTGGAAGTCTATTACATTACCATCTGCGTCAGCACAGATAATACGTGATACCGATCCGTCCTCGTTTTCAATTTTAATTGGACCCCAGATCCACCACTCGGTGTCGTCTTGACACCAAGGATCATCTTCGCGTTCTTCTAGATCGTATGTGCTATTTTCATCCAAGAACTCTCTAATTTCTTCCTCGGCATCTTCGTCAAGACCTTCAATTTCTATGTCGTACCAACAACCGCCATCGTCCATGCTGACAAGTTCCACACCTTCAATATTGCCAGTATAACACTCACACATATTAATGCTGTCTCGCTTGCCGTCGCCTCCGGGTACTTCGGCGAACTCAAATTCGGGCATGTTGTCGTCACTGGTTTCGACTTCCCAGGTGCCCCAACGGAAACCGTTGACCGTAGTTATTTTACCATCACCGTTTTGTTGTAAAAACGTTTCATTTTCTTGTACATTTTTCTTGTGATATGTACTCACTGTCCATGTTGCCATTTTATACTCCTCTATCTTCCATCATGACCCAACCCTGTCCACAGGAGGGACAATGATATTGGCCACTCATCTCCACAAGCTCATGCTCAACATACTCGGCACCGCAACTGAAACAGGCCACTGATCCATACTTTATTAGTGAGTCAAATTCGGCCTTGAGTTCTTCTAGTGCAGATTCTAAATCTTGTACTCTAGCTTCGGTTTGTTCTGCATCGGGGTCAATGGCCAAGCCTTGCCATGCTCGAATTTTAACTTCTCTGTTGGGATCGTTGTAGTCTGCTGGTTCAGTCCAAGAGTTGACCCATTTGTCTCCAGTCCACTTACATTGTTGTTCCCATGAATTTTTTCCAGCAGTTTTAACCATGTAATTGCCTACTCGCACTGGTTTGATCTTCTTAGGGAACCACTCAGTCATGGGATATTCAATATCATCCATGTTGGCGTACTTTTCCCAATTGCCTTTTTCATTCTTGCTGCCGGCAATATAAAAAGCAAAGTCGCTACTCTTGCCATCTGTGCTACCACCCCAGTTGTCAATGTCTTCGCCATCGTAAGTGACACGATTAATGATGGGCTCACCATCAATCTCATCATAGCCCAGTACTAATTTGCTAATATCAAATGGTGCTTTTAGTTCAAGGTCGGCTTCAAAAAAG